TTTGCTGAGGGAACAGACTTGGATAACCTTGCGACGTTTTACGGAATTATTCGGAATGAAAATGAATCAGATGAAGAATTGCGAGCGCGAACTCAAGCGAAAATTGAAGGATGGTCCACAGCAGGAAGTCGTGCGGCATACATATTTCACGCGCTAAATTCGGATTCTCGAGTTAAGGAGGCAAATGCAGATTCGCCACAACCCGGCTTGGTCCGAATCTCGATTTTATCAAAAGAAAATAACGGAGTCGTTTCAGATGATCTGTTTGAATCCGTCAATAACTATATGCAACGAGATGATATCAGAATGCTGACAGATACGGTTCAAGTCGTCCCCTGTAACTTGATCGATATTGATGTGCGAGCGAAAATCACTCTGATGTCGTCCACTCCGCCGGAATTTTTAAACACAATAAAAACGTCATTCCGTAACGCTTTTGATAAAATCGCGGGGCTCGGAGTTTCAATTTCGCGGAGCTGGATTATCTCAAATTTATTTCTTGACGGTGTACAAGACGTCGAACTTTCATCTCCCTTGGCTGATGTTGATGTATCCGAAACTGCTTGCGCAAGATTGGTTAACGTGGAGTTGATTTTATGAGCGATTCGTCACAGCAAAATGTTGTAGACAGTGGCACTCTGCTGCCTTACAACGCTACAAAATTAGAAAGAACCATTGAACACGCGATAAGATATAACATCGATACTTCAATTTTGAACGGCTTCAAGTTCAAAACCACTGGAGACAATATCAACATGGCTTTGTCTTGGGAATATTCACTGTCTCAAATAAACATCGATGATTTTCGAACTCGGGTAATAGAAGGTCTCAAATTTCACAGATTGCAAGGCACGCCATACTCTTTGAAGCAGGCGTTTTCGTGGTACGGATTTAATAACATTACGATAGAGGAAGAAGTTCCGGGCGAGCATTTCGCAGAGTTTCAGGTTGGAGTTGAAGAAATCCCGAACAACCTGGATGTTGAGAAAATTATTTCAGTTGCGGAGTTAGCGGCGCCGCTAAGGTCGCGGCTCAGCAGAATGTACAATGATTTGTACGACATCCGAAGGTTCGTTTTAGACGAGTCAGATTGGGGAGATTTTCTTTCTGATTATTCGGGAAATCGCATTTACGAAGGATCTCCGAAATTTTCTTTTGGTCGTGTGAATAATTTTGCAGCAACAGCGGGTCAACCAAGCTTCAAATTTTATATCGTTAGAGTGCATTTTGCTTATGCTCGAAAGGTAGAAGAAGTTTACAGACTGGATTGGTCGATTTTGGACGAATCAGGACCTGGAGAACTTAACCACGACATGACCAGGACGGCTCGTCGATTTTTGTTTAATACAAATTTTCCTTGTGACAATATCGAACATCTTTTTGAAACAAGAACGGTCGCAAGGGCTTTGCCTGTACTATCTGAAGATGCCGTGCTTGGCGATATTAATACGTGTTTCTCATGTGGCTATGAAACAGTTGATGAAGGGCCGTTTATATTATCTTTCAGCTATCTCTCGGAACAGCCCGTAACGAGAAATCAAACACTGATTTCATGTCGTGAATTCAGGAGTCATTCGGCTTATGCAACAAATGAAGACGAGTATACAGCAGTGCGGGGATGCAAGACCAATATCACTTGCTTCACGTATGCGCATAACTATACGATACAATCATACAGTTGGAAGTATCAATTCAACTCGGCATCCTATGAAGGCAACAATATTTGGCATGATCAAACTCACTTCGATGTTCCTTGGAGCGAGCAAAAGAATTATTTAGGAAGAATTGTATAAATTTTTTTCAAAAAAAATTCAATTCGTGCCGAATTTTATTAAAAAAACGGCATATATAACTATAGAGAGATAGTGAGATTTTTTTTATGGCGATATTAACAACATCCGGGCGAGTAGGAATAGCCCGAAGCATGAGACAGCAACAGGTATTTTTGGCGTGGGGTACAGGAGATCCTGAATGGGGAACAGTGCCTCCGACTACGGGACTTTTGGAATCGACTCAGTTGGTTCATGAGGTTGGACGCAGAATATGTGAAAGCGTGGGGTTTTGCGTACCTGATGAGCAGGGAACAATTATTACTCCGACAGGGCGTTTTTCGCATTCTGATACTCCGACCAACAATTTGCATTTTGAAGTTTTGTTTGACTTTGAGGATGCAGAAGGCTTGGAGATTCGAGAGTTCGGATTGTTTACTAACACCGTTTTAGCAGATGGACTTCCTGTGGGACAGAAATATTTCTTGCCGAATGAAGTGGTGGATATAGGTTCGCTGCTTGTTGTTGAGCGTGTAGCTCCGATTTACCGACAGGCGATGACCCGTGAGCAAGAAAATTTCGTAGTTACATTCTAGGAGAAAGAAATGGCAATATTAGATAAGTATTACAATAGATTCGACCCGTCAAAAAAATACACGAAAACCATGTTCTTGGTCAGTCGCGGTTTGCAATCGGCGGAATTGAACGAGATTCAGGATTACGCGAGCTATGGAATTAAAGGAATCGGAGATGCCTTGTTTGCGGATGGAAACGTAATTAGCGGGTGTACTTGTGTTGTTGATGGGGAAACCGGGGCTGTAACCGTTGAAGCGGGGAAAATTTATTTAAAGGGCTTGGTAAGAGAAGTTCATGAGGGAAACTTTACAATTCCGACAGATGAATCCGTCAGAATCGGTCTTTACTTTAAAGAACAGATAATAACGGAGTTAGAAGATCCAGAACTGAGGGAACCGGCAGTAGGAACTCGAAACTTTCAAGAAGTTGGAGCCGTAAGGAATCAGTATGTTGTGACATGGGGCTACCAAGTAGAAGGATCGAATGACGTCGATGAATCTCTGGGAGAGTTTTATTCGGTATATAATGTGGAAAATGGAGTATTAGTGCATAATGCGATTGCTCCGCAATTAGACTCAGTCAGCACCGTTTTGGCACGATACGACAACGAAAGTAATGGCTCTTACGTAGTAAATGGTATGGAAGTAACCTGCATCTCTGCGGATAACGAAAGACAAACTTTTTTGATAAATGAGGGGAAAGCGCATGTTAACGGGGAAGAGATAGGACTTTCTTATTCTTTGCGGTCAGTTTTTGACAACGAATGCGATGTTCAAGAAATCGAATCTGATCCGTATGTTTTTGAGCCGAATGGTCTCGGCAACATGACCATCAACTTGAATTATGCTCCGATTGCAGAGGTAACCAACGTCGATATAACGGCGGAAAGGACAGTAACACTCACTCACGGAAACTATTCGGGAGTGCTAGATCCTATTCCGTCGACTTCTGTTTTGGATATTATGCGGATCAAACAAGGCACGACCATTTATGTCAAAGGGACGGACTACAAACTCACTGCGGGACAGGTCGACTGGTCGTTGTCAGGGGCAGAGCCTGCTCCGGGAAGTTCGTATGAAATCACTTACCGCCATCGTACGCAAATAACTCCGACAAATATCACTGATACAAGCATTGATATTTCAGGGGCTGTCGATGGAACAATGGTTTTGGTGAACTATGCCTGGAAGATGCCGAGATATGATCTGATAACCATTGATTCGGTAGGAACAGTTCGAAGAGTAAAAGGTCTTGCGCATCCATGGTCTCCGGCTGTGCCGAAAGCTCCGAGCGGTCAGTTGGTTTTGGCTCAAATACATCAAACTTGGGCAAGTAATACCATGCCGGCAGTTGTCAATAACGGTGTAAGGGTTACAACGATGGCCGATATCGAAACCATGAAGTCAATGATTAATAATTTATATTATTTAATGGCTCAGCAAAACTTGAAGATTGATGCAAACGCCAGTGATCCGTCGACGAAAAAAGGTGTTTTCGTGGATCCGTTTTATGACGACGACATGAGAGATCAAGGAACAACTCAAACAGGCGCAATTGTTGACGAAAGCCTACAGTTGCCTGTTACGGTAACAGTGTCGGATTTTCTGAAAGATGAAGATTTAATCTTGCCGTATACTCTTGAAACTGTGATATCTCAAGAAACGAGAACCGGATATATGAAGGTCAATCCGTACAATGCTTTTGATCCAATACCTGCGCATG